AAAGCAGCACGGACTTTCACAGCTTTTTCACGGAGGGTCTTCATTTCAGCCTGAACAATTTTCAGAGTAACGGCGAGGTCAGAAGCAAGAGTGGTTTTAGACATTTAGATTTCCTTTCGTTTTTTCAATCTATGGATAGAGTATAACACAATGGGTAGATTTGTCAAGCACTATTTGAATACTTGACCATTCCACTCAAGTATGTGTTGTTTTTACGCAACACAGGATTGTTGCACAGGCTTCTCTTGGCAGACCTTCCGAAACCATCAATTCTATGATGGATTTGTCGGACAGGCCCACGGCCAATGCATCGGTGATTAATTGTTTTAATTCAGTCATAATCAAAAAGTATTCAAAGTGGGTTCGTATTCAGTAATCAACTGGCGCTCTCGTTGGTGTGCAGGTTTGCGACCACGGACAACTTCGAGCACCTGATAACGCCATTCAGCATCAGCATTATCCCGAATAGCAGCACAGAAGGACCAGTTCTTGTCCTCGTTCATAGCACGACTAACATGCTTCTGCCAACGGACTTTTACACTACGGAGGAAAGCATGGCCTTGGGCCACAGTAACACCGATGTAAGAATCACCAGTATCCATGCACTCAACACGGTACAGGACATGGTTTCGGTCACTTCGTTTTTTTCGTATCATACTGGCAGCATCTCGGAGATTTTTTCTTGCAAATCCATCACAAATTCAATTGCATCATCTTCGGACAATTGGGTAATGGTATGTTCAACTAATGCAAGGATTTCATGCATTGGGATATGGATTATTTTTGAATCGGACATTAAAATACACTTTCATAATTATCGGACATAACTTCAGTACGAGCATACTCTACGGTAGCACGGACTGCATCTTTCATTGGGAGTTCGGAATATTCTATTTTGGTTTGGTTCTCGGATATCATTATTTGATTGGACAAATAATAGACAACTTCAAGCAATTCGGTGTAGGTGGGTTTCATAATTTTTCTGCTTTCTCAATCTATGGATAGAGTATAACAGAATAGGCAATAATGTCAATACAGCACTAAAGTTCTCACAAACTCCGGTCAAGTATCGAATTCACAGGCCATAGTACTTTCGTATTCAACATGGACCACCTCAGAGGCATCCAGTAGTACGGTGGTTCTCTCTGAACCAAACATAGTAATAGGAAAGAATAGGTCCACAGTATGTTGTACCTCACCACCAAACTTAACACGGGATAATGTAACCACACCCTCTACAGGTACACCAAAGTAGTAACCACGGACAATCTGACCTTCTAAGTTCCACATAATCTAACCTTTTTCTAAAGCAACACCGTTAGTATATCAGAACCAGCGGGTATGTCAAGCCCTCAGGCAAAAAAATTGCCTACTGTTGTATTATTGCAACAACAGCAGGCTTGACAGGTATGGAAAAATATGTTATAATACTAGGGTTGGATGCGGGCGGGAGTCACCACGATTCCCCTTTTTCGTAACCATCGAGGAATTCAGAATAATCGGAGAGGTCTTTAATTTCTGGTATATCAACTGCAAAATCTTCGACAGTCATACCGACCAATGAGGTGTGCAATTGCTTCTGCTTCGCAATTGCTTCTGGTGTTCTATTATAATCTATTGCAACACTTCGCATATTATCTCGGACTTTATCTGAGACTTCACGGTCACTATTCGCACACCCTTGGCAGCAATATAAACCCCGTTTCTTATGGGTCTTACTACAGAATTTACAGTTTTTTTCCTTGTACCTATCCGTCATCTCACTGGTTCCTATGCTCCTACGGGCAAGTCGGTTACTACACTTTTTTGCACATTATCACACATTATCACACTCGGTTCTATAATAAAATCCTGTCCATCTCTTTACTATATGATATCCCTCAAAGGATAACTCACCGGTTTCTATTGTAGTTCTATATCTCTGTGCAGGTGTATAGGTGGCAAAATACTTATCATTCACTCGGAAGAATAGATATCCTCTTACTAGGGCTTCTAGTGTTTTAAGCATTATTATCCTTCTTCACTAGTTCTATGAGCATATTCAGTTTATCTCTACCAAACTCAGCACCCGTACTAGTCTCCCACCACCCATCATCGGATTCATTCTCTGTCTGGTCTATACCCTTAAGCAATTCTTTTATATTCTCTATGAGGTTATTCATTATTATCTTCCTTATCCACAGTCGGTACAGTCATCCATTCGGTCCATTGATAGTTCGGATACGGTCCGCCATGGTCTTTATATACTCTATACTGTAAGGTCATTGACTTATGGGATGGAGAATAACTTAATCTCTCTGTAACCCATCTTAGTTCTACATTATTCACTTTTACTCCCACTCGCACCTAATAGACCCACGGCTAGTAACATCCACCAAGCACTCCAATCATATTCTACTATGAGAAATACGGTGCCCGCCAATATCGCTAGGTTGTATATTACAACGAATAATGTATTCATATTAACCTCCTGCACCATAAGCGTGCCACATCAAATACTCATAGACCGACCGTGGGTCTTCACTAAACACTTCTGCTGGTGTACTGCCATCAAATGCCTTATTTGGTGATGACCACCACTTATCAACAAGGTCTTTACCAACCATTGATCCAATTAACCTATCACATTCACTTACATAATTCATAGTTTCGGCTCTCTTATATCTACAGGCACAGGAGGTTTTTTCATCGCCTCTTCTATACTTTCCATCAAAGACGGGCCAGACCTCTTTGGTTTAGGGTTCTGATACGTCTTCGGGTCCATCCATTCGGGTAACGGCTCATCATTAGACTCACCCCAAAAATTCTTGTTCATCTGTTCTCCCTCTGCTTTCTTATCACCATACGCATACAATCATACCGCTTCTCATATGTGATTATTCTATCACAAAATGCGGCTGAACCAGAATACTTTGCCATGCAGTAGTTTTTCTCATTCTGATTCTTCATCATCATACATGCATCCATACCTTCGGCCTGTGCCATCAACGGAAACAATAGAAGCAAGAATTTCATTTCTCACCTCTCAGATACTTCAGCGCAGTATAGTAGAACCGCTTCTGATATTCACTAAAACCATACGTTAGATTCTCGTTTGTTTTTTGTTCCCATTCTAACTCATTTTTTATATCAATGTAGGTAAATACGACAACAATACCTATTGATAGCCCAAATGATGCGATTATAACACCAATAACAAAGAAATGCCAATAGACTGCCATCAAAACTGGCAGTATCATTGTCACAATCAAACATCCCAAAACTAATAATATAGCTTTGTGATGTGGTTTCATATCGGTGTGCCTAACTCCCCTGCGCTTAATACACAACCAGTTCGGCTATCATACTGTATCATTGTCCAAGTGCCTGTGGCCTCATTCTTATACAGCGAAACATAAGTTCCATTATTTCTATCTTTACCGACCCATACAACTTTTTCACCATACTCTGCCATCAAATGGGATATTAGTGCTTCAACTGGCGCACACCTCATCTGCCTAGTTAATTCAAAAAGTTGTATCGTTTGTGCCGGTACTGTGGTTGATATGCACAGAAATAGTGCAATGATTGTTTTTTTCATCTTAGTGCCTTTATTTTATCTTACACACAAAGGTATATAGATTAAGGACCGTCAACTTCCACCGCCCAATGCGTTACAACCCAATCATCAATACACACCTGTTCCATATTTGCCGGCATATTCTTTCCTGCTTCGGCCATCATCTTGCACCAGTGTGGGAAGTAGTAGTCAAGGATTTGTTTCTCAGATAATCTCTCAAAGCAGTCTTCACCTTCACCACCTGGATATACAATTTCCCAATATTTCAATGTACCACCTCATTTGATGGAAGTCTTGGGTCTGGTATATTGGATATAATCTTACGGAAGTCATCACCTGAACCTGTAAAATCATTTGTCAGCACAAGGCGTGCCAGCATAATAGAGGTCAAGGTCAGCGGGTCAATCTCATACTTAATGACCAATTCCGCAATGATATCATCCACTTCAAATGCAAGTTTAGATAATTTATCGTCTTGCACTTTTAACCTCTATTGTTGTGTTAGTAGTATTGGCAATTGGTTCTGGTTCCATTGCTGGTTCATTGGTTGGTATGAATGGCACATAGACATTCCACTTAACAGGTTTCCAAAACATACTGAATAGATTATTCAATGTCAGCAAAATTACTGCAATAATAATAACACCAAAACCTATCAATATAGAAGCGACAAAAAATGCTGCTGCTGAATCAACTGTCATTTCTTTCTCCAATCTCTCTTTGCAATCTTTGCTTCTTCATAGACCTTTTTACACAAGGCCACAATATCATCAAAGAACCAACCAATGATAAAACCTAGTATAAAATCAGTCATTTGAAATCTCATAGGTTACATCGTAGCCGCCTTTGCGGTCAGTCCACCAATCATCTTCATCAAGCCAATCCCAATCAATGGTAACATCATTTGTATATGCATCTTCAATGACCGAGGATGCTTCTAATTCACCATCTTTCAATTGACGGACAATTTCTTCAATTTCCTCGACTGTAGCATCTTCATAGATTTCATTGATTAAATTTTCATCAATATCTATGGCATATCGTTTCTCAACCTGATGCCATTCACTTTTAATTACTCTCATCATCTACTCCAAATAAAAACGAATCAACTCGCATCATTGCCTCTTCAAGCGTCAATGCAAGAACCTTAATTGTTACCTCATCACCAACAATTTGCATATCAAAAGGCACACGACCTTTGAATTGAAAATCTTCGGGTAAGGTTGTTTTGACCTCAAACTCTTGTAGAGCCTTGATACGGTCCATGACTGTTAAAATATTCATACAATTCTTTCAATGTTTCAATCAGTATAACAGAACCGGTGAAGTATTGAGGCAATAAAAAACCCTGCCGAAGCAGGGTTGCATGAGTTTGCCGATATTACTCAGCAGCAGGTTCTTGTGTAGGTTGTGCCTGAACCTGTGGTGTTGCCTGATTCCTAATATTTTCTACTAGAGCAACCACTTGTGCATAAGGCATGTTGCCTAATGACTGCAATACACCGTTTACTTCTTCTACTGTCAATTCAAGTTTAATCATTTTTAACTCCTTGTATAATGATGATTTATTTATAGTGTATTGTACACTATCGGCTTTGTTTGTGAGGCAATTATTGTGGCAATTGATTTGCTTCCACTTGAGCCTGATAAGCGGCAATAACTTCAGCAGTCCACGCCACGTTGCAGATTGCCACTACGTTAGCAGGAACGCCTGTGAGGTCTTGTGCTGGTGTAAGGCTACTGCGGTGGTAAGTCTTGCTGAGTTCTTTACCGTCTTCCATGATGCGTGTAGCTTCACGATACAGAACAGTGCCGTTCTCGGTAACGGTAATTTGGTCAATTGATGTGGTTTTGGTGAGTGACATTTTGTTTCCTTTGATTTTTAAGCGTAATACTGAAGATTGATAAGCCAATATGCGCCAGCAACAATAGGGCTACCCCCGTTATATGTATCTTGATTCAATGTGGTTGAAGTATTAAAATACACAGACCCTCCATAACCATTAACAGATATTTCACGAGTTACGCCAGCGTAACGGTTTGCTATTCCTGCGAATGGTAAATTTCCAATAATGGCCGCACCACTTGCTGTTCCTATGGTGGTAATTGTATAAGACATACTGACATTTACTAGGTTACCAATTTTTGTATAAACACCACTTACATTTGAAAGAGTGGTAAATGCCCCACTTGCGGGCGTAATAGTTGGCGTAAACGTCCCCTCCTCATAATCATCTAGCGTGTTTGCGTCAGCAGATGCAACTTGAGTAGCTGCAAATTTAATAGCAATTACACCACCAGAGTTAATTGTTAGTCTAGAGGATTCATTATCTTTATCATAAATGAAAAATAATCCACTACCTTCAGATGCACCACTATTTGTACTTCTTAGTTCGTAAGTTTTGCTTCCTTTAATTTGAACCGCTGGACCATTTGTACTTGCGGTTTCAAATAAAGCTGTACGATATTCACTACTTGGTGCTTTTACATTAAGAGCAAAAGTTGGTGTGGTTGTTCCAATACCTAAATTACCAGAAGAATCAAGTCTCATTCTTTCGGTTGTGGTGGTTGAAAATGCTATCGTATTGGCAGCAGGCGATGTAATACTGGCGTTGCCTGAGCCAGAACTACTTAAAAATGGGTTTGTTATTCTACTTAGAGCCATTGTTTTCTCTCAAAGAAATTGTGATTATCTTCTATTTATAACATCAATTCTTGTGTAGGGTCTTGGTGACACACAAAATTGATGAATTCACACGCCAAATCTTCATCGTTAAAGTAACGGACAATGGTCTGTGTGGTGTTTATTGAGATGAAACTCAATAGAATATTTTTTTTATAGACTGAGAACTTGATTACCCATCCGTTGCGGACTACAGGCTCCCAAGAGCATATACTTTTGGAAATATCTCTTTGTAATATTTTTCGTATTGAAACGGAAATCGGTTCTCTCTGCATACCACTATGTATGTATTGAGAGAACCGAACCTTCAATAGTACTTTGCGAAACCTTCAGATTTACGATGTTCGTAAATTATTTCTGCCCATATACAGATATAATTCCAAATCTTTTTCAAAAGCATGATTACGCCTTTGAAGTTTTAGAGTATTTTGATAATGAATCTAAAACTTGGTTTGAAACTTCTTGGTTGGTTTTTACAATTTGAGTAACGAACTCTGTTTGTTTGTCGATGAAAGCGTTGAGGGGTTTCTGTAATTCTTTATCGGTAATGAATGTACTGACAAAGTATTTTTTTGCACCTTGAACGGTTTCAATGAATGTATCTACTGCGAACATGTTTATCTCCTAAGACGATTAATAAAACAGGCCTCACTATTGAGCACCTGTCCTATTATATAGTAAAAAATGTGCGGTTGCAACATAAATTTACTAGTATGCCGGGTCTATTTCACCTTACGAAATGTTATCTTCGTATTGTAACTTTGCCATGATGTAGTCTTTCACCAATGATGAACGGACAATATCATCGGCAGTAAATTCAATTCTTGTAAATGCCTTCATATGATGAGCAATGTCAAAGAATTTAAGAATACCTGATACATCATTCTTTTTCTTATTCAAGTCGGTTTGTCTGTAGTCACCGCACCATATAATCTTGGATCTGTAACCAACCCGTGTCATTACTGTATCAATTTCTTCAAAGGTCATGTTTTGCATTTCATCAACAATAATGATGGCATCATCAAATGACATACCACGAATGAATGAGGTACTAATGAATTCTATGTGGTGTTGTTCTTCTAGTCTATCCCATGCATCTCGGCGCCCAAACAATGTTTCACAGATTTGGCGATATGGTTGTTGATAGATTTCCATTTTCTCATTCACATCACCTGGTAGATGGCCAATCTCACGGGATTGTACTGCTGAACGAACAACAATGATTTTATTAAATGGGTTTGATTTGTCCAGTACTTCTTCAATTGCCTTGTATAGGGCACAGAATGTTTTACCTGTACCTGCAACACCATGTAATGCAACAAAGTAATCACCTCTTTTGTATGCATCAAAGAATAGTTTTTGATTGTCTGTTAATGGTTGAAAAGTTTTAAGGTCATCTACTCTTACTCTCAGTCCATTGCTCTTTGGCGTATGGACTTCTTTTGTGGTGTCAATGATTGTGTTTGCTGTTTGTTTGCGGGCCATTGTCTTCCTTTTGATAGGTAGGTTGGAGTTTTCTTTATGTTGTCTCATAGTTTATTCAGCACATGTGCCTTGTGTATTTTACATGAGCACCAGGAATTATAATAATCTGTTGTAAGTAAAGCATCTCTTGTGAAAATCTCCTTTGTTTCTCTGTATGAACATTCTGACCTACTTTTGCACAGATATAGTATTCTGCGAGTAAAGTTTTTTTCCCCTAGTTTTTTTACATCTTCTTGTAATTCTTTAGATGAAGACCAATAGTTCGACCATCCAGAAGACAGTCGAACCTTTTTC